ACACCGGCGGCGTCGGTGCGCCGCTCGACGACCCAGCGCCGACCGTCACCAGCGTTGATCACAACAGCCTGGTCACTGCAAATCTGATCCACATGGGGCACGGTGAAGGCAAGGACGGAACCAAGCGCTTCAGCCACGGAATACGAGACATCAAACAGCCGATCAACACCATCACAGCCAATGGCGCCACCGCCGGAATTGTCACCAGCAACATGATCAAGCTGCGCAATAACTGCGTCGGCCAGGATCACCGCGAACCGCTTCACACGATCACCGGCGGCGCGGAGCATTTTGCCGAGGTTCGCGCCTTCCTGGTGAAGTATTACGGCACTGATCAGGATCCGCGCCTCGAGGAACCGTTGCACACGGTCACCACCAAGGACCGCTATGGCTTGGTCACCGTCGGCGGCGAGGAATACGAGATCGCAGACATCGGCCTGCGCATGCTGGCGCCACGCGAACTGTTCAAGGCCCAGGGCTTTCCTGACAACTACATCATCGGCGATAACCCAGCGCAAGGCCTGACGCTGACCAAGAGTTCCCAGGTGCGAATGTGCGGCAATTCAGTCTGCCCGCCGCTGGCCGCTGCGCTGGTCCTGGCGAACCTCAGTGAAATGGCTATCAGGAGAGCAGCGTGATGGCCAATATCATACCCATTGACAGCGCCCGGGCTGGCGCGACATCCGCCGAGTGGGATCATTTCTCACTGCTACTCGGCCTGACAGCAGATCTTTTACCCGTAGTTTCTAATCTCAAGGCAATGATCTCGCCCGAGTCGAGCATGAAAGGCCTTGGCAAAACACCGTCCTGGTACAACGGCAGCGGGCACGCGGTTGGTATAGCCGACTGGACAAAGCGCCAGAGCACGATGGCGAACGTCGAGGCCTGGGCGAAGCAACGCGACTTTGGCATCTGCCTGCAGACACGCACGGTGCGTGCGATTGACGTCGATATTTCCGACGCAACTCTTGCCGACGCGATCGAAAAGACGATCTTCCAGACGCTCGGCATCAACCTGCCAAAGCGCATGCGCGGCAACGCCAGCAAGTTCCTGCTTGCCTTCGAAATGCCGGGTGAGTTCTTCAAGCGCAGCTTCAAGGCAGCGCACGGCATCGTCGAATTTCTTGCCGGTGGTCAGCAGTTCATTGCCTGCGGCACACACACGAGCGGTGCGCGCTACGAGTGGGCCGGAGGTCTGCCGTTTGACTTCCCATTGCTCACGGCGCAGCAGTTTGAAACCCTCTGGCAGGCGCTCGTCGATCAATTCGCGATCGAGGCGCCCAGCGAAGCCAGCGCGCCAACCAAGGCGAAGGCACTGGCCGAAGCCATTCACCAGGACCCCACGGCGCAGCACCTGTACCGCGAGGGCTTCGTCATCAAGGAGGAGCGCGATGGGCGCTTGCACATTACTTGCCCGTTTGAGGACGAGCACACGGGTGAGTCTTCCGATTCGGCTACTACTTACTTTCCCGCTCATACTGGCGGCTTTGAACGGGGGCACTTTCATTGCCTGCACGCGCACTGTGCCGACCGGCAGGACGATGAATATCGTGCGGAACTGGGCATCCTATCCGACGACTTTGAGGATCTGACGAGCGAGTCCGATGCTGTAATTCCGGCGACGACCACGCCGATGCGGTTCCCAGTTCTGTCGATCGCTGAATTCACGAACCACCCGCCAGCGTCTTGGCTGATCAAAGGCGTTATCCCCTACGGCGAACTCATCGTGCTGTACGGCGAGTCAGGCAGTGGGAAGTCATTCATGGCACTTGACATGGCCATGGCAATCGCGCAGGGCCGAGAGTGGCGCGGCAAGAAGGTTAAGCAGGGCCGCGTTATCTATATCGCTGCGGAAGGCGCTGCGGGCTTCCGGCTGCGCCTGAAGGCTTATGGCGAGCACCACGGCCTAGACATAAACGTCCTGCCTTTCGGCGTGATCCACGCGAGCCCAAATCTGATGCAGAAGGACGAAGCGATCGACATCGCCAAATCAATAATCGCTTCAGGCGGCGCGTATCTAATCATTGTCGACACCTTCGCCCAGGTGATGCCTGGCGCCAATGAAAACGCCGGGGAGGACGTTGGCCTGGCGCTCAAGCATTGCAAGGGCATTCACCGCGCGACGCGCGCCCCAATCCTGCTAGTACATCACTCGGGCAAGGACGCAAGCAAGGGCGCGCGCGGCTGGTCAGGGCTTCGGGCGGCCGCCGATGCGGAGATCGAGGTTACTCGCGATAAAGATCAGCGCCAGCTGCGTGTCAGCAAGCAGAAGGACGCCGAGGACGGCCAGGAGTTTGGCTTCAAGCTGACGCCCGTGCTGCTCGGCTTAGACGAGGACGGTGACGCGATCACCTCATGCATCGTAGAAGAAGCCGAAACTATTCAAAAAGCGGCTAAGGGTCGCGTACTCGGTAAGGTCGAAAAGCTAGTCGTCGAGGTCGTCAATGAAATGGCGCAATTCCAGAACGCGGGAATAGAAATAAAGTTCGTTTTGGATGAAGTCATCAAGAAAATGGACAAGCCTGACGGTCGAGATACGCGTCGCCAGAAGGCTAAAAAAGCGCTTTTGGCACTCTGCGAAGGGGACGATGCCCCCTACTTTGCAGAAAACGATTGTCTGGAAATACTCTGATGAACGCGCAAGAAATTACACGCACGGTGCAACAAAGGCAACTTTATGCAACAAGTTGCAATTGTTGCATTCCGCAAAAATCAACAAGTAGCTGCAACTTTGCAACTTCTCCCTTTAGGGGAAGTTGCAGGTTGCAGTTGATTGACTCCGAATTTCATTTAACTCGTAAATTTTTGCAAGGAGAGACAACGTGCAAAAAATCGTAGCTATCGGTGAAAATGGGTTGCGTATCGGCGAAGATCATCCGCACGCAAAACTCAGCAATCATGACGTTGATCGATTGCTTGAACTGCGGGAAGAAGGCTGGGGGTATACGCGCTTGTCGCAAGTCTTCGAGATCAGTCGGCGAAGCGTTCGGGACATTTGCGCAGGACGTCGGCGCTGCGGCACCGTGGTGGCGTTTCGCGTGGTGCGCGTACCGGACGAAGCACTGGGCGAGAATTCCTGACATGGGACGCCTTTCAATTCGCACTGCTGAAGTTCTTGACGAGATTTGCGCACGTATAGCAAACGGTGAGACTTTGCGCGCAATCTGCCGCGACGAGCACATGCCAGCGTGGCGCACGGTTTATGACTGGATCAACGAAGATAAAGATTTTGCCACACGCATCGCGCATGCGCGGGAACTAGGCTTCGATGCGATTGCGGAGGATCTGCTCAACGTCGTCGACGATGGGCAAAACGACTGGATGGAGCGAACCAACAAAGACGGCGATAATATCGGCTGGATGGTAAATGGCGAGTGCGTGCAACGCTCTCGGCTGCGCGCAGATACTCGGCTTAAGCTCCTTGCGAAGTGGGCGCCAGCCAAGTACGGAGAGCGCCAGGCGCTCGAGTTGTCGAACCCTGACGGCACGCTGGCGCCGCAGAGCGATTCGGCCGTAGCGGCGAAGCTCGCCGCGATCCTCGCCACGGCGCAGGCGCGTAAGGACGCCGAGGAGAACAACCCGGGCGCCGACCTCGTCTAGCGCGATGGACGCATCAGACATTCAAGGCCTGCTGCCTTACCTCACGGAAGCCGAGAAAACCGAGCTCTACGCGATATTGCAAGCAGACAAGGCTGTTTGGCGGCCACTCCCCGGGCCGCAACTAATGGCCTATAACTCGAAGGCCGACATCATCGGCTATGGCGGAGCGGCAGGCGGGGGCAAGACGGATCTTGCCTGCGGCAAGTCGCTGACGCAGCACCGCAAGACGATGATCCTGCGGCGCGTAGGTACTGAGCTAACCGGCATCATAGACCGTCTCGAGGATTTGCTCGGCACGCGCGATGGCTTCAACGGCAAGGACAATATCTGGCGCTTGCCCAACATGCAGATTGAGCTTGGCGCCGTGCCCAATGCGGGCGATGAGAAAAAGTTCCAAGGACGGCCGCATGATCTGCTCGTGTTCGACGAGGCAACGAACTTCCTCGCGAGCCAGGTGCGCTTCCTCCTCGGCTGGCTGCGCACGACGATCTCTGGCCAGCACTGTCAGGCGCTATTCACGTTCAACCCGCCGCAGAGTGCTGAGGGACGCTGGGTGATCGCGTTCTTCGCGCCCTGGCTTGATCGCAAGTTCCCAAACCCCGCGAAGCCGGGCGAGCTGCGCTATGCCGCGTCACTCCCTGCCGATGGCCACAGCCCAAATGGGCGCGACTTGTGGGTAAAAGACGGCCGACCTTTTGTGCTAGTCGACGGCGAGCCCTGCTACGAGTTCGATGCGAAGGATTACAGCGCCGTAGAGATCATCACGCCACTCTCGCGCACCTTCATTCCGTCGCGCATCACCGACAATCCGCACCTCCTGGGGACTGGATACATGGCACAACTTCAAGCATTGCCCGAACCTCTGCGCAGCCAAATGCTCAATGGCGACTTCGCCGCTGGCGTCGAGGACGACGCGATGCAAGTCATCCCGACCGCATGGGTCGAAGCTGCGCAGGCGCGCTGGAAGAAGCCAGATAAGCTTGCGCCGATGGATTCGCTCGGCGTCGACGTGGCGCGTGGTGGCAAGGACCAGACGATTCTCGCACGTCGGCATGGCATGTGGTTCGATGAGCCGCTGACCTACCCGGGCAAAGCAACGCCAGACGGCCCGACCGTTGCTGGCCTTGCGATCGCCGCGCGCCGCGACGAGGCGGTGATGCACATCGACGTGATTGGCGTCGGGTCATCGCCCTACGACTTCTTGCGCGATGCCGAGCAGCAGGTCGTAGGCGTAAATGTCTCGGAAGCGCCGACTGCGACAGACAAGTCAGGCCGGCTGCGCTTCAAGAACCAGCGCTCGCAACTCTGGTGGCAGTTCCGCGAAGCGCTCGACCCGACGGCAAACACGGGGATTGCGCTGCCGCCAGATCCGCGTCTGCTGGCCGATCTCTGCGCCCCAACGTGGCGCCTGACAGGATCAACGATCTACGTCGCAAGCCGCGACGAGATCATCGAGAAGATCGGCCGCTCGCCTGACTTTGGCAGCGCCTACGTCCTGGCGTTGATTGACACGCCGAAGCGTCGAACCGTTGCGGCGATGGGCGGCGGGCGCAAGAAGCGCGAGCACGACCCTTACGCTTAGGGCCGCGCCGAGTCGGCGACGAGCTTATAGCCAGCCTTTTCGTAGGTGGCAACGCAGGTATCGATGTGGCTGCTCATGCGAACAGACGCTACCTCGGGGAATCTGCACTCGACAGTCTGCTTGCTCTCGGGATTCTGCAGCACCGCGATGCGCGAGTAACTATTCGCTGAAGCGCAGCCAGTGAGCAGCACGACAGTGGTGACCAATGCGATTGTTTTCATGATCGTCTCCTTGCGTTGAAGCGCTCAGTATAGCCTCAGGGTGCGCGTACTAGAAATACCCGCGCATAGATTGCGGGCATGAACATTTCGCCCTGCACTGTCGCGGACATCGAACGCGCGCCCAATCTCGCCGCACTGCTTGCAGAGTACGGCGCCGAGTCGGCTATTGCCGGCCTGGGCGAAGCCGAGGCGCAGCTTGACCTTTACCGGGCGATGGAAGCGAGTGGCGCGCTGCATACCGCCGCGGCCTACCAGGGCGACACGCTGATCGGCTTTCTCCTTTTCGTCGTCTCGACGCTGCCGCACTACGGCAAGCGCATCGCGACAACCGAATCGTTTTTCGTTGCGAGCGCGCGTCGCCAAAGCGGCGCGGGCCTAGCCCTGCTGCGTGAAGCCGAAGCGCTTGCGGCCCCGCTCGGGGCTGAAGGCCTGTTTGTCACAGCGCCCGCCGGCAGCAAGCTCGAATACGTCATGTCGCGCCAGCCCTATCGGCAGACGAACAGCGTCTTCTTTCGGAGGCTCACATGACCGCCGCGCTCGTCACGGCCGCGCCGCACCTGCCCGCTATGGCAAAGGACGTGCTTGACCTGGTCCGCTTAGGCGAGGCCAGGCTGCGCCAGTTACCCCAAGTGCCGACGCGCACCGCGCATCTTTTCCATGGTGGCATCTACTCGCGGACGATCCGCATCCCCGCTGGGGCCATCCTAACTGGCGCGCTGATCAAGATCGCAACAACCCTCTCCATCAGCGGCGACGTGACGATCTTCACAGGCGGCGATGACATCCACCTGCAGGGCTATCACCTCATCCCCGCCAGTGCGGGCCGCAAGCAGGCCTTTCGCGCGCACGCCGACACCTATCTGACGATGAGCTTCAAGACCGATGCGCTGACCGTCGAGCAAGCCGAATCCGAATTCACCGACGAGGGGCATTTGCTGCTTTCTCGCGCGCAAACCGAAGACGACATTGTCGTCGTGACAGGGGAGTAGCTATGTCAGGAGCAACCGCTATCGTCATGGCCGTCGCTGCAGTTGCAAGCGTGGCAATATCAGCCAAAAACGGCGCAGACGCCAAGAAGGCACAAACCGCCTCACAAAACCAAGCGAAAGAGGCAGCCAACAAAGCGGCCTCGCAGGCCGACCAAGCGGCAGCGCAGGCCGATCAGGACATGAACAAGGCCAACCAGAAGCAGCCTGATACAATGGCGCTGCTCGATGCCGCAGCACAGGCTGGAAAGTCTGGTGTGTCAGGCACGATGCTGACGGGCGCGCAAGGCGTCGATCCGAACGCGCTAGCGCTGGGCAAGACCACGTTGCTCGGCGGCTAGCATGGCGGATTACACCCGCCGGCAATTGCTCACGGCCCGCATGGGCAGTCTCGTCTCGGAGCGGGCAAGCTGGGTATCTCACTGGCGGGAGATCAGTGACAACATCCTGCCCCGCTCGGGGCGTTTCTTCGTCAGCGATCGCAACCGCGGTGCACGTCGACACAACAAAATTTACGACAGCACAGGCACACGTGCGCTACGCACGCTCGGCGCCGGTCTGATGTCGGGCGCCACCTCGCCGGCGCGCCCTTGGTTTCGCCTGACGACATCCGACCCCAAGCTCGACGAATCCGGCGCAGTCAAGGTATGGCTAGCCGAGGTTACGCGCCTGATGCAGATGGTCTTCACGAAGTCCAATTCGTACGGGTCGCTGCACTCGATCTACGAGGAACTAGGCGCCTTCGGTACGGCAGCGACAATCATCCTGCCCGACTTTCAGGACGTGATCAGGCACTACCCGCTAACAGCCGGTGAATACTGCATAGCGACCGACCACCGCGGCGTCGTCAATACGCTTTATCGCGAGTACGAAATGAGCGTCGCGGCGATGGTGCGCGACTTTGGCATCTACAAGGTAAGCCGCACAGTGCGCGCGATGTACATGCGCGGGCAGCTCGATGCTTGGGTGCCGGTCAGCCAGGCCATAGAGCCGCGCGCCGACCGCGATGTAACGAAGCGCGATGCGAAGAACATGGCATGGCAGTCGGCCTATTTCGAGCAAGGTGGCGACAACGATAACTTACTGCGCGACTCGGGCTTCAAGGAGTTCGTCGCGCTCTGCCCGCGCTGGGCCGTGTCGGGCGGCGACATCTACGGCAATTCGCCGGGCATGGAAGCGCTCGGCGACATCAAGCAGCTGCAACATGAGCAGCTGCGCAAGGCCCAGGGCATCGACTACAAGACAAAGCCGCCCGTACAAGCGCCAAGTTCGGCCAAAGGACACGACATCGATCTGCTGCCTGGCGGTGTCTCATACGTCGATCAGGTCGGTCAAAGCGGCGGCATTCGTATGGCATTCGAAGTAAATCTCGACCTGTCGCATCTGCTCGAAGACATCCGCGACGTGCGCGAACGCATACGCGGCGCTTTCTACACTGACATGTTCCTGATGATCAGCAGCGCCGACAAGAACGGCCTGACGGCGACCGAAGTCGCCGAGCGGCACGAAGAAAAGCTCTTGATGATCGGCCCGGTGCTTGAGCGCCTGCATAACGAGATCCTGTCGCCGAAGATTGAAATGACCTTCGCGCGCATGGTGGAGGCGGGCATCGTTCCGTCCGCGCCAGAAGAATTGCAAGGCCGTGAGCTCAACGTCGAATTCGTCAGCATGCTGGCACAGGCGCAGCGCGCGGTCGCGACCAATGGCATCGATCGTTTCGTCAATAACCTAGGCGCTATAGCCGGTGCCAAGCCTGAAGTGCTCGATAAATTCGATGCTGACAAGTGGGCCGACACGTATGCCGACATGCTTGGTGTCGATCCCGAATTGATTGTTCCGAGTGACAAGGTCGTGCTTATCCGTAAGCAGCGCGCTGAAGCACAGCAGGCGATGGCGCAGCAGGAGCAAGCAGCGCAGGCGTCGCAGACGGCAAAGAACCTAGGCGGCATAGACACCAGCAAGCAAAGTGCGCTGACTGACGCGACCCGCGCGTTCAGCGGTTACAGCTAAAAAGGAGCATGGCCATGGCACTTGTATCGATGAAGCGCTTGCCCGACAAGACGAAGGCGGACGGGGATTGTTGCGCAGTTGGCTGCGACGACTCGCTCTACCCATACGGCTTGCAGATCAGCCTCTGCGACGAGGATCTACAGAAGCTCGGCATCAGCGCAGACAGTCTGACCGTCGGGCAGATCCTGACGATCACGGCGCAAGCCGAGGTCACGAGCATTGGCATTCGCAAAGAGCAGGACGGCACCGAATCGAATGCCAGTTTGCAGATTACCGATCTCGACTTAAACCTGCCAACAAGCGCGACGCGCCTGCAAGCTATGTATTCGAACAGCAAGATGAAGCCCTAAAGGAGCAGACCATGAGTGATTACAACATCCAGCCTGCCGCTGGGCTTTACGACCGTGCGAGTGGCGCCCTGGTCGGAATGCTTGGTAAAGACGGTAAGGAATACCTGCTGCCTGTCGGCGGATCCGCGTATAACGCCGGCGCTGTCGCGATCACCGGCGGTGCGATCAACGGCACGCCGATTGGCGCGACGACGCCGAGCACGGTTAAGACGACCAACCTGCAATCGTCGCTGAATACCGACATCAGCGGCACACCTGGCAACGGTACGAGCAACGGTATGCGCGGCCGCGCCGCGTTCGCGGCAGCTGGTGCTTCGGTCGTTGTCACGAACTCACTTGTCACGGCGGCGAGTTCGGTCTTCGTGCAGCTTGGCGGCAGCGACGCGACACTGACATCGGTACGCGTAACCCCCGGCGCGGGCACCTTTACAGTCACTGGTAACGCCGCTGCAACGGGTATCACGCCGTTCGATTTCCACGTCGTAAATTAGCCGCAAGAGTAGCGCAGCGTGAGCCGCCTTCGGGCGGCTTTTCTTTTGGGGTGCGCGTACCTGTTTTGCGCCCGCATAGATTGCGGGCATGAACACGAACGACACCGACGATCTGACGAGCCAAGAGCAAGTGCGTGCAGAAACAGCGCAGCGCCAGAAGCTCGCTCGCGATACCGACGAGTCGGATTTCAAGTGGCTCATGGGCAGTAAGCGGGGGCGCCGCATTGTTTGGCGTCTTCTGGAGCGCGCCCGGGTTTTTCATCCTTCGTTCAACACCAACGCGATGAGCATGGCGTTCGCGGACGGGCAAAAGACCGAAGGGTTCAAGACTCTGGAAAAGATCCACACGCTCTGCCCTGAGTTGTATTCCGTGATGCTCAAAGAGGCGCTACATGACAACCGAAAACCAGACTGACGCGACCAATACCACTGACAGCGCCACGTCGACCACGGCAAGCACGACCGCTACTGCTGCGGATACGGCCAGCCAAACTGCAGCAACCAGCACTGAAATCGCTGCGGATACGACAAGCACCGAAACCACGGCGGCCCCAACAGGCGCGCCTGAGAAGTACGAGTTCGTCGCACCCGAAGGGGTAACGCTCGACGCATCAGTCGTGGGCGCCTATTCCGAAGTGGCGAAAGAGCTGGATCTACCGCAGGACAAAGCGCAAAAACTCCTCGACAAGATGCAACCGGCAATTGCCGCGCATCAAGCCGAAGTGGTTGCGCAAGCGACGGCGCAATGGGAGAGCGACTCTAAGACGGACAAAGAATTCGGCGGCGACAAGCTGCAGGAAAACCTTGCCGTCGCTTTCAAAGCCCGTGATGCATTCGCGTCTCCTGAACTGCGGGCGCTGCTCGACCAAACCGGCCTTGGCAATCATCCCGAAGTCATTCGGATGTTCTACCGGGCCGGCAAAGCAATCAGTGAAGACAGCTTCACGCCCGGGCGCACTGCCAGCGGGGCAACTCCGCCGACCGTGGCGCAACGTATGTACCCAAATATGAATCCGTAAAGGAGCACCACCATGGCAACTTTAAATGCAGGCCAGCTCACCCTCGCTGACTACAGCAAGCGCCTCTCGCCCGATGGCAAGATCGACCCGATTGCCGAATTGCTCTCTCAGCAAAACGACGTTCTCGAAGATATTGTTTGCGTCGAAGCAAACCAAACCACGAGTCACGTCGTAACGATCCGAACGGGTCTGCCAGCCGTTTATTGGCGCCAATACAATGCCGGCGTACCGGGCAGTAAGAGCACCACGGCACAAGTCACCGAGCCGTGCGCGATGCTCGAAGCGCGCTCGCACATTGACGCCAAGCTGCTGCAGCTTAATGGCAATTCAGCGGCTTTCCGCCTCTCGGAAGAAACTCCGTTTATTGAGGCCATGGGCCAAGAAATGACGGGCAAGATCTTCAATGGCAATGTCGGCACCGATCTCAAGACCTTCTCGGGCCTCGCTACGCGCTACAGCTCGACCACGGCCGGTAACGGAGGCAACGTCATTCTCGCTGGCGGCGCGAGTTCGGACAATGCCTCCGTTTATCTAGTTGTGTGGGGCGAACAGACCGTCTTCTGCCCGTTCCCGAAAGGGTCAAAGGCCGGCCTCTCGACGCGCGATCTTGGCGAAGAGTCCGTACAAGATGCGAATGGCAACTACTACCAAGCTGCGCGTTCGCTGTTTCAGTGGGACGGCGGCCTGGTAGTCAAGGACTGGCGCTACGTGGTCCGTATCGCGAACGTCGACATCAGCGACTGGATCGGCGTCACCGGTACGCAGGCCCCCACTGCGGCGACCAACCTGATCAAGTTGATGATGCGCGCCATTGCTCGTGTTCCGAACTTCCGCATGGGCCGTGCCGCGTTTTACACAAACCGCTCTATCCAGGAGGGCTTGATGATCCAGGCGCTGGAAAAGTCCTCGAGCGCCCTTGGCATCAAGGATGCGCTCACGCAATTCGGCCAGAACATCAAGCAGCTCGAGTTCATGGGCATCCCCGTACGCGGCGTCGATCAGCTCGGCATCGCTGAAACCCTTGTGTCCTAATTCGAAAGGAACCATCAATCATGATGACCGATGCACTCTTGCAACTCGCTACGGCGCAAGCCGTCACCACCACGGCGGTTTCCACCAACACGCTCGATCTATCGCAGGCTCGCGATATAGGCGCCGGTAAGGATCTGCTCGTTGCCATCACTGTCGACGAAGCGGCGACCGCCGCTGGCGCCGCCACCGTTGACTTTCAGGTGATCAGCTCCGCAGCGGCCAACCTCGGCACGCCAACGGTTATCGGTGCGACTGAACCGCTCGCCAAGACGGAACTGACGATTGGCCGCAAGCCAATTGTTGTCCCAATTCCGGCAGCGGTACTGTTGGCGCAGCCTATTGGCCAGCGCTACCTCGGCTTGCAATTTACGGTCGCAACGGGCCCGCTCACCGCTGGCAAATTCAGCGTCGCGATTGTCGACTCCGACGTTCATGTCGGTAAGAACTACCCGTCTGGCTTCACCGTCGCTTAAGGAGCAACAGCATGCCGAAATATTTCACGAAGACGAAGCGCTGGCTTTCGCACGAATGCCGTACGGTTGAAGCCGACACGGAATTCGAGACGACTTTTCCGCCCGGTCCTGGTGGCAAACCTATGCGCCTGAGCGACGACCTGATCGAGGTCAAGCCGAAGAAAGAGAAAGAGAAAGACGAACCCATCGTTTAAGGCTGCACGCCGTTGCTGCAATCGCGGGGGCCTTTGCGCCCCCGTTTTTCTAAGGGGTCGCCATGGCATCCGAAGTCGACATTTGCAATCTTGCGCTCGCCCACCTCGGGGACAGCGCAACCGTCGCGAGTATAGACCCGCCCGAAGGGTCGGCGCAGGCTGAGCATTGCGCCCGCTTTTATAGCGTCGCGCGCAACGTCCTGCTCGAAATGCACGCGTGGGGCTTCGCGACAAAGCGCAAGGCGCTCGCCGCGACGGCCGAGGATTCGTTCGGCTGGGAGTTCGCGTATGCCGCACCGGCCGGATCGCTCAAGATGCTGGCTGTTCTACCCTACGGCGCAAACAGCGACGACGAGACCCAGCCCTATGAGATCGAGGCGGGCGATACGTCGAACATCATTCTGACTGATCAGGAAACTGCCGTCGCGCGCTTCATCATGCTTGTCACTGATCTAACACGCTGGTCGCCGCTGGCGCTCGAAGCCCTATCCTGGCTGCTGGCGTCCTACCTCGCCGGGCCGATTTATAAAGGCGACGCCGGCGCGGCAATGGCGAAGTCATGCTATCAGATGTTCCTCATTGTCTTTGGCAAGGCCAGCACATCGGACGCCAACCAGCGCAAGGTGCGGCCTGATCACACACCTGGCTGGATCGGGGGGCGCTGATGGCAAACGTCAAGCTGCCGCAAAAGTCTTTTGGCGGGGGAGAAGTCTCGCCGCTTATGTTCGGGCGCTTTGACGATGCCAAGTACCAAAGCGGCCTCGCGCTATGTCGCAACTTCATCCCGACGCCGCAAGGCCCTGCAGAGAATCGCGCAGGGTTTGAGTTCGTACGCGAGGTCAAGGATTCGACAAAGAAAACGCGCCTGATCCCCTTCACCTATTCGACGACGCAAACAATGGTAATCGAACTCGGCGCTGGATATATTCGTTTTCACACGCTGGGCGCAACACTGCTCAGTGGGGGCGTGCCATACGAGATCACCAATCCCTATGCCGAAGCGGATCTGTTTGACATCCACTACGTGCAGTCGGCCGACGTGCTGACGCTTACGCACCCGAGCTATGCGCCGCGCGAGTTGCGCCGGATCGGGGCGACGAATTGGACGCTGACGACGGTTTCGTTTGCATCCCCGATTGCTGCACCGACGGCGCCGACTGCGACCCCCACCGGCGCCGGCACGCTTGCCTATTCCTATGTCGTTACTTCAATCGCTTCGGACGAAGTATCCGAATCTGCGGCGTCAGCAGCAGCGACCTGCACGGGCAATGTTTTCACGACGGGCAATTACAACACAATCGCCTGGGCCGCTGTGACCGGTGCCGTGCGCTACAGCGTCTATAAACTGCAAGGGGGGCTTTACGGCTATATCGGGCAGACGAGCGGTTTGTCTATCAAGGACGACAACATCGAACCGGATCTGTCGAAAGTGCCGCCGATCTACGAAACCGTCTTCGCCGCTGCGGGGGATTACCCAGCGGCAGTTTCTTACTTCGAGCAGCGCCGCACCTTCGCCGGCACCCTAAATAAGCCGGCCAACTTTTGGGCAACGCGCAGCGGCACCGAATCATCGATGTCCTACTCGCTGCCTATCCGTGACGATGACCGCATCAGCTTCCGCGTCGCTGCGCGCGAGGCGAACACGATTCGCCATATCGTGCCGCTGTCGCAATTGCTGATCCTGACGAGCGCTGCCGAGTGGCGCGTCACATCGATCAACAGCGACGCAATAACCCCGAGCACGATCTCAGTCAAGCCACAATCGTATATTGGCGCGAGCAACGTGCAGCCGATAATTGTCAACAACACGCTGCTCTATGGCTCGGCGCGCGGCGGCCATGTTCGTGAATTGGCCTATAACTGGCAGGCGAACGGCTTCGTGACGGGCGACCTTTCGCTGCGCGCCTCGCACCTTTTCGATACCTACGACATCGCCGACATGTGCTACGCCAAGGCGCCGACACCGCTCGCATGGTTCGTTAGCACGAGCGGCAAGCTGCTCGGCATAACCTACGTGCCAGAGCAGCAAATCGGCGCCTGGCACCAACACGACACCGCAGGGGTTTTCGAGTCCTGCACTGTTGTCGCAGAAGGCGCTGAGGATGTGCTGTATGCCGTCATCCAGCGCACGATAAACGGTGCGAGCAAGCGATACATCGAGCGGCAGCACTCGCGCCAGTTCGTCAATCCTGCCGACGCCTTCTTTGTCGATTGCGGCCTGACGTACAACGGCGCGCCGACGATGACTATCTCCGGCCTGTCGCACCTCGAGGGAAAGACGGTAAGCATCCTGGCTGATGGTGCTGTGCATCCGCCGCGCGTCGTAACCGGCGGGCAGATCACGCTCGACCAAGAGGCGAGCATCGCGCATGTCGGCCTGCCGATCGAGGCAGATGTGCAGACGCTGCCCGTGTCGATGCAGTTGCGCGACGGCAGCTTTGCACAGGGCCACATGAAGAATGTCAATAAGCTCTGGCTGCGCGTCTTCAAATCATCGGGAATCTTCGCCGGACCCGATGCGGCGCACCTGACCGAGGCCAAACAGCGCACGACCGAGAATTACGGCGCGCCTCCCGCCTTGAAGACCGACGAGATAGAAATCGATCTGGCGCCGTCTTGGGGCGCCAGCGGACAACTATTTGTCAGGCAATCAGACCCGCTGCCCTTGACGCTCGTTTCGCTTACTGCCGAAGTCGCGCTGGCGTAACGGGTGCGCGTAGAGCGCGGACGGCGAGATACGTTCTAGCCGAAGGAGTTAGCACATGGCATTTGATCCATCGTCCGCAGCGGCTGGTTCGCTCTACATGCAAGGAGCTGGCGCGCTGTCGTCAATCATCGGCAGCTTCTTTTCAGCCAGCGCACAGAAGTCGTCTCTTAAGTTTCAATCGGAGATGGCCGACACAAACGCGCGAATAGCCGACACAAACGCACGGATCGCCGAACTAGGCGCGCAATCAACGCTGATGTCGGGCCAGAAAGAAGTCGGCCGACTGACGATGAAGGCCGGCATGATGAAGTCGAGTCAGCGCGCTAGTATGGCCGCCAATGGCATAGACCTCGGCGTAGGTAATGCAGCGGAGGTGCAAGCCTCGACCGACATCATGAAGGAGATCGACAGCAACCAGATCACCGCGAATGCAGTGCGCAGCGCCTGGGGCTACAAAATTCAGGCATTGAATGCGAGAAACGAGTCGGTGAGCGCCAGCAATTCGGCGCTGATTAAGAACGCAACCGCTGATGGTATTTCGCCCTTGTCGGCTGCTGGCACGTCGCTACTCAGCGGCGCCGGCAAGGTCGCGCAGTCCTGGTACATGATGGACAAGGCCGGCGCGGTCAACAACACACCGAGCACGGGCGCGATTGGCGCAAACACTACGCCGGGTTACGCATCGAGCGATCTCGGCAACGGAATAAGGTTCTAACCCTATGGCTCGTGTTCCGACCTACGACGCGCTGCAAGTCGGCGCGAACAGTCTCCCCGGCGCGCGCGTCAGCACGATCGACGCGCCCGACACGTCTAATATCGGCGGCATCCCGGCACAGCAGGCGGCGCAGATGGGCGGCGTCATGCAGTCGGCGGGCGAAGCCGGTTCGCGTATCGCGATCGACATGCAGAACGAGGCCAATCAGCTGCGCGTGATCGATGCCAGTAACCAGGCCAAAGAGCACATGTTCGATCTGCTCTACAACAAAGATACCGGAGCGCTCAACCAGAAGGGGTGGGGCGCCCTCAACCGCGAGAGCGGTAAGGATCTGCCGAGCGAATACGTCGAGAAGTTCGAACAAACGACATCCAAGATGGGCGAGTCGCTGGGCAACGACCAGCAGCGCAAGATGTTCCAGCAGCAAGTCGCCTCAATGCGCGCACAGCTTTACGGCACGACGACGAAGCACCTGAGCGACGAGTTCAAGACATACCAGGTCAGCACCTACGACGGGACCGTCTCGACAGCGCAGCGCGAAATCGCGTTGATGGGCGCGAGTGGCAATATCGAAGTTGATCCACAAACGGGACGCAGTAAGCTCGACGACGCTGGCGATCGTATCCTCGCTGCGGTGCGCCAGAAGGGCCGCCTAATGGGCCTCTCAGCCGAGCAGTCCGACGTCGAGGCGCGCAAGGTGCTGAGTAATGCGCACGTCCTCGCGATCGGCGGCGCGCTCGAGCAGGGCAAGGTTGATTACGCCGACGCCTATTTTCAGAAGAACATCGGGCAGATGGACGCCGACGATATTTTGCGCGTCAAGGGCAAGCTCGATGGCGAAGTTAATATGCGCCTTGGCGTAACGGTCGCCGGCGATGTGATGCGCACGATGGCGCCGCGCATCCAGACCGGTGACGCTGAGCGCGCGTTCAACGTCATGATCGGCACCGAATCGGGGGGCAAACAGTTCGACAAGAGTGGCGTGCCACTGACGAGTCCGAAGGGAGCGATAGGCATCGCGCAGGTTATGCCCGAAACGGCGAAGGAGGCGGCTAAGCTCGCCGGCATGCCCTACGACGAAGATCGGTACAAAAACGACGCCGACTATAACAAAGCCCTTGGCATGGCCTATTTCCAGAAGCAGCTGCAGGACAACGGCGGCGATCTGACGAAGGCGATGGCGGCCTACAACGCCGGTCCGGGGCGCCTGCAGGAAGCGATCAAGAAGGCTGAAAAAAACAATAAGCTCGCGGCAAACGATCCCGTTATCAGCATGAAGACCTATATGGATTTTCTGCCGCAGGAAACGCGCGACTACGTTGCCAAGAACGCCAAGGCTTTCGAGGCAGGGCAAGGCACAAACGCGCGCCCTACTTTCGCCGAAATTGACGATCAGCTGCGCGCCGATCCGCGCCTCGCAAACAATCCAAAGCGCTACGCCATCGCGCGCGAGGAAGCTAGCCGGCGCTTTGAGGAACAGACGAAGGCCATCAAACAGAAGGAGGAGGAAAGTGTCGCCACGGCGATGCGCGCTGTCGTCGAGAACGGTGGACGCTACTCGGACCTGCCGGCCAGCGTTCGCGGCGCGATCCCGCCGAAGGAGATCGACAACGTGATCGGCTTCGCGCAGAAGATCGCCAAGGGCGATGACACAACAAGCCTCTACCTCTACAACTCACTGACGGCGCACCCCGAGCAGCTGGCGCGCTACTCCGATGCGCAGTTCTATGCACTGCGCCGCGAGTTAAACGAGGGCGACTTCAAGCACTTCTCGAACGAGCGCGCCAAGATGACGGGCGCCGTGCCGGGCAGCAATGGGCCGGGCGAGCTGAACACGTCGGCGATAAAGCAGACGCTCGACGGGCGCCTGCGCATGATGCAAATCGACCCGACGCCGAAGGATGACGGCGGCGCCGACGCCGCGCGTATTGGCGGCATCCGGCGTTTCGTCGATCAATACTTCATGGCAGCGCAGCGCGAAGCCGGTAAGAAATTCAGCGACACTGAAGTATCGGCGCACATCGACGCGCTCTTCGCCAAGAACACTGAATTCCGCGGTTGGTTCTCCAACTCGAGCGGCCCGATGCTGGCCATGAAAATAGGCGACATTCCGAGCGATGCCAAAGACGGCATAAAGGCCGCGTTTAAACGCATGGGCAACGATAGCCCAACCGACGCACAGCTGCTTAACGCCTACTGGTCTTTGAAGGTCGCCAAAAAATGAATGAATTCGACGCCGCCGTAGCAGCCAGCTCGCAACCCGACGCCGCGCAGTCCGCCCGCGTCGGGTTTTCTGTCGCCGCCGATACCAACCCCGACGCCTACGCCGAAGCGCAGCGCGTCGCCAGGCGCACCGGCGTGCCGATCGATACGGTCTTCGCACAGCCCGACGAAATGAAGAAGCAAAGCGCGATGGGCGAGATCAACTTCGACAACCTGGCGCGCACGAGCCCGGTAACCGCCGTTCTGCTTGCCAATGTCGATAAGGCAAAGATCGCGCACGATGACGTCGGCAACCTAACCGGCGTCGAGGATCTGCTCTACTCGCTCGGCAAGTTCGAAGTTGGCACCGGCAGGGCTATCGCGTCGGCGGTGCCCAAGTTCAACGAAGGTATGTGGGGCATTGCGCGTGCCGGCGCAGAAACATTTATCCCCGAGGTGCTGGGCAGAAAGCCGATCGCAGATTATTTCGCACGCATGGGTGGCGTGTCGCGCGCGACGGCGGACAGCTTGATGCCCAAAGCCGAGGGGTTGATCGAATCATCCTGGTATTCAGGCATGCAGTCGCTCGGCCTTAACGCAATTCTCCTCCCCGCTGCGCTCGCCAGCGGCGGCAGTATGATGCCGATGCTAGCCGGTATGGGCGCATCGACTGGTGGTAGCGCCTACGGCGAGGCGCGCGACAAGAGTGTGCCCGTGCCACAGGCGCTGGCCTTTGGCGCGTCGCAAGGCGTGATCGAAGCCGGCACTGAGATGATCGGTATGCCAGCGCTATTCAGCCTCCTAAAACCCGGCGGTTTCCTCAAAAAAGCCGGCGGGTACATGATCAAGGAGCAAGGCGGCGAGCAGATCGCGACGCACTTGCAGGACCTCAACGAGTGGGCGACGCTCAACCCCGAAAAGACGATCGGCGATTACCTTAAAGCGCGCCCCGGTGCTGCGGTGCAAACGGCCCTTGCTACGGCATTCGGCGGCGGCGGACAAGTCGCACTGATGAAGGGCGTCGAGATCGTCGCCACGCGCAACGACATCAAAGTTGAAACGGCGAACCAGACGGCCGACCTGCTAGCCAAGATCAATGAAACGGCGGCTGCAAGCAAGGTGCTCGCGCGCGACGCGGAAACCTTCGAGCAGCACGTGAAGGCGGTCGCCGACAACGGCCCGGCGCCCGATGCTGTGTTTATCAGCGCACAGACCTTGCAGCAGTCTGGCCTCGCCGAGCAAGTTGCCGCGCTCTCTCCCACGGTTGCCGAGCAGTTTCAGGCAGCGCTCGACACTGGCGGTGACGTGCGCATCCCGATCGGCGAGTACGCGGCGAACATCGCGCCAACAACGATCGCGCCCGAGCTTGTCGACCATTTGAAATTCGACCCCGAAGGCTTCACCCGGGCCGAGGCGCAGACCTACATGCAGGAGAAAGCGCCCGCGCTGCAGGCAGAAGTTGATCGAGTTCTTGGCGAACAGTCGGCCGACGAAGCGTGGAAGGCGTCAGCACAGGAAGTCGAGGATGCGGTATTCGGCGAACTGCAAAAGGCCGGGCGTTTCACCGAATCGGTTAATCGCACAGACGCCTTGCTGCATAAGGCTTTCGCTTCCGTTATGGCAGCCAAGCTCGGTATGACGCCGATGGAGTTCTTCAAGGCGCATACCCTGCGCGTGATCGCCGAGCGCGCGAACGGGGCGCAATTCGACCAGGCAACGCGGCAAACCCCTGAGGATCTGCTTGCGCAATTCAACGAAGCGGATACAATCAACATTAAGGCTCCGCAACAGTCGGAGCAGGAGATCAATGATGCCGAGGCTAAATTCCTATCCGATGCACCTGCGGGAAACCGTTATCCCCGTTCAACCCGGCTACTTAAAAGAATACGCGCAACGTCCGAAGCAATCACCACTCAACTCGACGGACAAGCAGAAAGAACTCGCGAAGTTGACAGCCCCTTGGGGCACTTCTCAGGCTACCGCGTAACCGCTGACATCCTCGCGCCCGACGAGTTTTACAACCCGGGCGGAACCCTCAAGATAAAGATTTACGGTAAAGAGCAGATCGAGGCCGGCCTGCTGGCCGAACCGGCGCTCACCTTCACCGTCATGCCCGACGGCGAACTGTCGGTCAATGGCCCAACGCTCGACGAGCCGATCTTTCAAGAATTTCAGAAGCGCGGCTGGGCCGAGAAGGCGAAAGCTGGCGGGCAGGAAACTGCGGGATGGACTGCATTAACCGCGGCGACCGGCGGTAACCTACCGATTCAGCAAGTCATGCCGCTGCTCGCCGACGTGCATGCGCGCGTCCGCGAGTGGCGCGGCGAAGATTACGCCGGCCTTTACTGGTCGCGCGCAACCGGCGCGCTCGGTGCCCTTGGCGACTACGGCACCGCAATCTTCTTTCAGGATAAGGGCGGCACACGCGGCAGCTTCAATCCGGCGACGAACACGATCGCCCTGCTCAAGAACGCCGACCTTTCGACCTTCCTGCACGAATCGGGGCATTTCTTCCTTGAAGTGCAGACGGATCTCGCGAATACCCTGGCGCAGGATGCCGAGATCCACGGTGCCGATCTGCTGTCGGCCGGCGAGCAGCAGATCCTCGACGATCACAACGCGCTACTCGCCTGGTTCGGCGTCAAGGGTCTCACCGAGTGGAATAATCTCAGCTTCGAGGAAAAGCGCGGATATCACGAGCAATTTGCCCGTGGTTTCGAGTCCTACCTGTTCGAGGGCAAGGCACCAAGCATTGAACTGCACGGCGTATTCCAGCGATTCCGCGCCTGGCTGTTGAACGTCTATCGTGACCTCAAGAACCTTAACGTCGAACTGAACGACGAAGTGCGCGGCGTCTTCGACCGCATGCTGGCGACCACCGAGCAGATCCAGCTTGCCGAACAAGGGCGCAGCATGGTGCCGCTCTTCGAGCGCGCCGATCAGGCTGGCATGACGCCCGAGGACTTTGCCACCTACCAATCGCTCGGCGTCGATGCGACAAATAGGGCGATCGAGGAACTGCAGGCGCGCGGGCTGCGTGATATGCAATGGCTGCACAACGCGCGCGGCCGGATGATAAAGAAGCTGCAGAAGGAATCGGATGCGCGACGTGCGGAAGTACGCATGGACGCCAAGCGAGAGATCATGAGCCAGCCGATATATCAGGCGTGGGAATACCTGACGGGAAGGGATAAAGACACGGCTGAGAGCGTTGTCGAGTTCGACGGTATTCGGCAAATGGCGCACGGCCGCCTCGATCGTGCCAGCGTCGAAGCCATGGATCTACCACCCGAAGTCGCCGCGCGCCTCGATGCGTTGCGCATGGTCAAGCGCGATGCCCTGCACCCGGATCTGGTCGCCGGCATGTTCGGCTTCAGCTCAGGCGACGAACTCCTGCGCACGCTTGCAACGGCCGACAAGCCGAACGACGCGATCGAGGGCCTGACCGATCAGCGCATGCTCGAACAGTATGGCGACCTGTCGAGCCAGCGCGAGATTGAGAAAGCAGCCGATGCGGCTATCCACAACGATGCGCGCGCGCGCATGGTAGCGACGGAAGCCAATGCCATAGCTAAAGCCACCGGCAAGCCAAAGATCCTCGCCAGTGCAGCAAAGGAGTTCGCGAGCGCGATGGTCGCCCGGCTCAAAGTGCGTGCGATCAAACCCGGCCAGTACGCGAACGCCGAAGTGCGCGCCAGTAGAGCGGCAGCAAAGGCAAGTCAAGCGGGTGATATTGAAACTGCCGGTGCCGAGAAGCGCAATCAGCTGATCAACAATTATGCGACGCGCGCCGCCTACGACGCGCAAGATGAAGTCGAGAAGGCGCTGCGCTACCTCAAGAAGTTCGACGGCGCGAACAAAGGCCTCGACGCCGAATACGTTGAACAGATCGACGCCCTGCTCTCGCGCTTTGACCTGCGACAGAAGAGCAACGTGCGCGTCGACAAGATGACAGCGCTCGCCGCGTGGGTTGATGCGCAGCGCGATCAGGGCCTCGAACCCGAGATCCCGGCCGACTTGCTCAATGAAGCGTTCCGCAAGTCCTACAAGGATCTAACCGTTGAGGAATTCCGTGGCGTTGTCGATACCGTCAAGCAGATCGAACACCTTGGCCGCTTGAAGCACAAGCTGCTGACGGCGAAGGACAATCGCGCCTATGAAGCGGTGCGCGACGAGATTGTCGAGAGCATTGCCCGGCACGGGCAGGATCGTGAAGCGAACACGCGCACGCCGACGACGAACATGGGCCGCGCAGTGCAGGGCCTCAAACGCTTCTGGGCCTCACATATCAAAGCCGCGACCTGGGCGCGCGTGATGGACGGCGGGAAGGACGGCGGGCCAATGTGGGAATACTTCGTGCGCGTGGCCAATGAGCGCGGCGACGTGGAAACGACGATGCGCGCCGAGGCGACCGCGGCACTCTCGAAGATCATGGCGCCCGTGTTCGCGCTCGGCAAGATGGGCGGCAGCGGGCAGTTCTTTCCGAGCATCCGCCGCAGCCTGAACCGCGAAGCGCGCATTGCGCTGGCGCTCAACGTCGGCAACGAGGGCAACTTGCAACGACTGCTCGGCGGCGAAGGCTGGACGGAAGCGCAGATATTGCCCGTGCTGCAATCGCTGACGCCCGTGGAAAAAGCAGCAGTGCAGGCAGTATGGGATCATTTTGAAACCTACCGGCCAGCGATCGCCGCGAAGCAAAAGCGCATCTACGGTAAGGAGCCGGATTGGGTGACGCCCGGTTCGGCCATCTCGGCGGCGCTCGGCCTACGCGGCGGCTATTACCCGATTAAGTATGACCCGGCGGCGAGCCAGCGCGCCGAGGAACACGCTGATGCGGAAGGCGCGAAGCGGCAGCTGCAAGGCGCATACACTACGGCTACCACGCGGCGCAGCTTCACCAAGTCGCGCGCCGAGGAGGTGCAAGGCCGGCCGCTGCTCTATACGCTGTCGGGACTCTACTCAGGCGTCAATGACGTGATCCACGATCTCGCCTGGCACGAGTGGCTGATCGATACGAATCGCCTGCTGCGCTCGAAGACGATCGACGGCGCGATCCGCAGCATCTATGGCCCCGAAGTGAAGCAGCAATTTAAGACCTGGTCGCAGGACATTGCGGAAGGCGACAAGGGCAGCGATGCCGCAGTCGATCAAGCGCTCTCGCGCTTGCGCCAGGGCGTCAGCATTTCTGGCCTTGGCTTCAACGTAATGAGCGCGGCGATGCAGCCACTCGGCCTCACGCAATCGATCGTACGCGTCGGCCTACCGTGGATCGGGCGCGGCATTGCCAAATACCTCGCACACCCGTTGGAAGCGACGCGCGAAACCAACGACAAATCGAGTTTCATGGAAAACCGCGCGCGCACGCGCTTCCGAGAACTGAACGAGTTGCGCAACAAGGTGCAGGGCGAAACGCCAATCAAGGAAGCGATCGGGCAATACGCCTACGCCTTGATGATGCGCTGCCAGCAGATCGTCGATGTGCCGACCTGGCACGGCGCCTACGAGAAAGCCATCGCCGAAGGAAACGACGAAGAGCGCGCCATCAGCCTCGCCGACCAGGCGGTGATTGACGCGCAAGGCGGCGGCCAGACGAAAGACCTCTCGGCGATGGAGCGCGGCGGGCCGGCGCAAAAGCTCTTTACGGTGTTTTACTCGTTTATGAATACAGCACTAAATCTCGGCGTCGCGCAGACGATGGTGGCCGACACACCGTCCAAGAAGGCCAAACTCGCGAGCGATTACCTGATGCTATACATCGTCCCACCGGTGCTCGGCTACTTCCTGAAAAACGCGCTAACCCCCGGCGATTCGGGAGACGACGATCCCGAGAAGCTGGCACGGAAACTTGCGGCCAACCAGATCGATTATCTGATGGGGCTGATGGTCGTCGTTCGGGAATTCTCCGAAGCGGGCAAGACAATCGCCGGCGCGAACGACTTCGGACGCGACTATACCGGGCCAGCAGGACTGCGGCTCGTCACCGACGCGGGAACTGCAACGAAGCAGATCCACCAGGGCGAATTTGACGACGCGCTGCGCAAGGCGCTCGTCAACGTAGCGGGCAGCGCGCTGGGTCTGCCGAGCGCGCAAATCAACCGCACGATCACCGGCGTAAAGGCCCTCGCCGATGGTGAGACGAGCAACCCGCTTGCTCCGGTGTTCGGATTCCAGAAGAAGCGGTAAGGGTGCGCGTAGCAGGGATCCTTGGCGATAGCCTTCGAGCAATTACCAAGGAGTGCCTGCATGACGATCAGTTCAACGAGCCGCAAGGCTGGCCCCTTCTCCGGCAACGGTGTCACGGCGTCATTCCCCTTCACATTTAAAGTTTTTGCGGAAAGCGATGTCGTCGTCGTCAAGACGGATCCTGCGGGTATTGAATCAACACTAACAACGGGCTACACCGTCGCGCTTAACGTAGATCAAGACGCGACACCCGGCGGGGCAGTGACGCTTCCTGCACCGCTGGGAATCGGCTATCTGCTTACCGCTACGAGCGCTATCGAAGAACTGCAATCGCTTGATTTGACGAACCAAGGGGGTTTTTACCCAAAGGTACTGAACGCTGCGCTGGATCGCTTAACTATTCTCGTGCAGCAAGTCAAAGAGCAAGTTGGCCGCGCGGTTAAGGTAGGTATTTCAAGCAGCGCGACGCCTGATGAGCTTATCTCCGCTATATCATCAGCAGCGACTTTATCCACTGCGGCGGCTAGCACAGCGACTGCGGCGGCTAGTACCGCAGCTATTGCAGCATCGGACGCAGCGGATAGCGCCGCCGCGGCGGCAAGCAGCGCTGGGGCGATTACCCCGGTT